AAAAGTCATTGTCCACCCTGCTAAGTTGTTTTCAAACCTTTCAATAAATGGTTCGCAATTTGGATTACCGTCTATAATTCCAGCATTCAAAAAATAGTCACCTCTTATAAGTTTGTCGTAAACTCGGTTTAACATTACTATCTGAGTATTTAGTACGTCCTGTTCATTATCGTTACCTACAAATAAATTTGTGGTTTCGTCTTTTGCTATATCCACCACGTCCATAGCTATTATAGAAATATTATAACGAATAACGTTACCCTCAAACGTGGCATTGTTTACCATGATATGGGCTAAAGGAAATATTGTTTGTTTAGATAAATCTACTCTAAAAATATCTCCCTCTGTTACCGTATTTACCAAAGCAGAAGCGTTTAGCTCCGTCTTTATGGTGTTTAATATTGCGTAATAACTCATCTTTTTAATTGTCTTTTAAGTTCTCTGTTTTCTATACCTTGCTTTTGCTTTTCGAAAGTAAGGAGGGTAAGTGCTGCTGTAAGTCGAAGCTTTGTGACCTGTTCAAACTTCGTGAGGTCTCCCTGAGCGACTGCATATATTGACTGATACCAGCCCCAGTGTTTACTAAATTGAGCTCTTTCGCTAAAATCGCTGTCGCTTCCTTGTTCGTCTTCATCTCCGTCTCCAAATAATATAGCGTAGCCTGTAATAATTCGTTTTCTAAATTCCAAAAAAAAACCTTTGCAGCTAAAACAATATCCAAAGGAGCGAACTCCATTACTTCTGCATAGTTAATAGCTGAAATATACGGCTCAATTTTATACTTATCTCCGATCTTTTCTGTTATCGGTCTATACATTACAGCCATAGCCTTATTAAAGGTCTTTAAATCGCTTATATTGGCTTCAAGGTCGATGTATTCACCCCAGCTCATTTCTTCCAAATTAGGAATGAAACCAAACTCTACTCCACCTAACTTAAATCTATTTTTAAATTCCGTCTTTTGCTGAAATAAACTTGCAAAATGTAAGCTTAGTTCCTCAACTTGTTTAAATGGTATTTTAACGACTTCTTTTAATTCAATGCCGCAAAATATCTGAATCATTTTTTCAGCTAAAAAAACCTCATCATTTGAGTTCTCAGCAGCTAATAAAAACTTCTGATAGTGCTTTAAAGGTATTTCACTTAATTTAGTTGGTATTACTAATTCTAATTTCATGCTTATTATTTAAACGTTTATTCTGGTTTTTTGTAGTTCATGGCAATATTGTAAGCTTCATTTAACATTATTAAATGCTTTCTCATGCTCATCAAGTCATCAAATACTATTCTAACTTTAATTCCTTTACGAATGTATATGTAGTTCTCAACTACTGCAATCATTCTCGGTGTGTCGTCTGTCATTAACGTATATTATATGTTCCATAATTGCGTTTCATTCCGAGTGTTTCCATTTCGTGGTATCTCCAAGCGTCTATTGCGTGGTTATTGCTATCGATAGGCTTGTTTAACCTTGCTCCTGATTTATCTACATCCCAGCAATAGGCACGAAGTTCTTTGATTAAATTAGTGCTTTGTGATGTTATTAAGTATTCGTGTTGTTGTATTACATCAATTCCGTAGTTAATTGAATCCTTGCCCTTTGTAACTCCTTTCATAGTTATTCCGTATCTTCTTATTTCGTCAATGCTTTTAGGTTCTGAGCTATCAGCGTAAATAGGTACGTGTTTTGGTAGTATTTTAGCTATGTCGCTGTTTAACATTCCTGTACGATATACAAGTTCATTAAGTATTCGTGTTCCGTTATGGTTGTAAATTTCTATTGCAGAAGTAGGGTCGTTTGTATATCCAAAGTCTAAACCTATTCCTATTAGCTTTGCTTCAGGTGGTATTCTATCAATTTGTTTCCAGTTACTAAATATAACCCCTTCAAGCATTCCTATTTCACCAAGTCCATAAACACGCCACCAATTCGCCCAATAGCTGCTTGTTTCTGCTTTTAAGCGATTCTTTTCTATTTGCTGAACTATTGATTGATCAAGTGCTTCGTTATCCTTGTACGTTAAAATAATAAACTCGGATTCGGGTTCGTCTTTTAGTTCCTTATGTACCCAAAATTCATTCGCTGGGTTGAAGTCTAAAAATATTTCTTTTTTAGTCCGTATAGAAAGTTCATTGTAACTTTCAAAGGAAACATTATTACATTCGTTAATATAAAGAATGTCACGCCGAGCACCACGTAGCTTAGAACTATCATCCGCACTAAAAAATTCAAAAACACTCCCATTTTTAAAGTTATAAGTTAATAAAGATTTGTTTAATTGTGAATCAAAATATCGGTTTGTCCATTTCAGAATTTTAAGAAAGTCTTTTAATGCTCCCCTACGTAAATGAGGTATAGATTCAGCTACAATACTTATTTCTAAATTAGGTGTCTTTATTGCTTTGTCAATTAATACAGCTAAAATAGAATACGTTTTCGAAGCCGAAGTTCCACCCTGAATTATTTTAATTCGTTTTTTTAAAGCAAGTACTTTATTCGTTGCTGTCGTTCTCTGAAACATCAGGAAATAAAGGTTGTTCTATTATTGTTTGTTCTACTTGTTGAAGTGGCGCACCATAACCTGAATCCATTAATGCTTTGTAAGCTGAAACGTCTCCGTCCCTTGCTTTTTTAATAAGTGCCAAAGTCATTAAATCTTCCTGAGACATAGTTTCATTTTCACCCGTTAAAGGGTTCTTTAAGTTTTGATTAACTTCTAACCATTGTCTTGCTATGGTGCTTCTATTCCTTGCTCCTTTAGGTCTTCCGTTTGGGTTTCCGCTTTCGCCTTTTTCAAACTTTTTAAGGTTATCTAATTTGTTCGCCATTATCTTTGTTATTTCACTGTTTATTTAAACTCCTTTAATCGGAACATTTACTTTTTTTGCGTTTAGTAAATCAGTCATTTTTCTTGGTGGTATTCTATATTGAATTATTTTTTTACCCCACTTTAACATTATCTGTTTACAATATTCTATTTCTTTTTCTTTACTTCTATAACTTACAATACCACCTTTATTATCTCCGTGTTCACATAAATAATGAAACTTGTTTAATCGTAACATTTTTTTGTATTTATGTAATTGTTGTAATGCCATATCGTAATCGTCTTTTGTTCCTACCCTGCTATCAAATTTTAATTCGTGTTTTAAATGAGCTTGGAAAGGACCTAAAACAACATTTGTTAAATTAAAAGGTAAAAATTCTTTGTATATTCTATTATCTTCGTTTTGAGATAATCCCCACATTTTACATTCTAACTCTTCGCATAATAAAAAATTATGTTTAAAAAAATTAATTAATTCGTGTTTGTCTAATTCTTTATTTTTATGTTCTCCGTCATTTTCGCCTTTTCTATTTTCATAATAATTTATGCTTTTAACATCATCATCAATCATTATTAAAGGAAATTCTATATTGTTTAAAATCCAATTGCGTTTTTTTACTATGTCTCCGTCTTCGCTATCAGGCAAAGTAATAACTCTGTCTTTTCCAACTGCTTCAATATATTCTTTTTCTTGACTTTCAGGAACGCAATATTTAGCCATAAAGAAATAATCTTTTCCTTTTAAATCTTGGCTGCGTTTATAAGATGGAATTATAATATTCATATAAAATTTTTACCATTTAAAACTCTTCCAATACCTATTTTTTGACTTCCTAAAGAACTTTCTTTACTTTTTACTTTATTTAATCCATACACTTCTTGAGCAACTTCCCAATCCATAGCATTATCAAAATATAAAACAATGTAATTATGTTCTAAAAGTAATTCTTCGCTAAATTCAATTTCTCCTATATCTGGAATGTCTTTTGTTTCTTTAATTACATCTAAATCAATCGGTAAATCTAAACCCCAATTATCTAAACTTTCTACGTCCCATTCATTTGCTAAACTATCCCAGTCCCATTCTCCAAAACCTACATTATCTTTAATTAAAAATTCGTTTTTTTGTTCCTCCGTCCATTCGTCTGCTATTATAATTGGTATTTCTTTTAATCCTATCTCTTTACACGCTTTTAATCGCATATTACCACCCAATACAATGTATTTATTATCTACGTC